GTCCGATGCGTCGCCCACGAGGGCCAGCCAGTCGCCCAGTTGCGACATCTTCACGCCGAACTTGGCTTCGGCTTCGAGCTCGGACCACACCGACCAGTCGTGCGTGCGCAGCTGCTTCACGCCGGGCCGCAGAAGCTGCATCAGGTCCTTATCGGCGCTGCAGATGGCGACGGGGTGCCCACGGCGGATCGCTTCCTCGCACGCGGTCGCAATGACGTCGTCGGCCTCGAAGCCCTCCGACTCCCAAAGCAGGTAACCGTCCGCGCGCAGGCGCTCCTTGACCCGGTCAAGCGTGTCGTAGAAGTCGTTGCCGAGCTTCTCCCGCTGCGCCTTGTACGTCGGGACAAGGTCTTTCCTCCAGCTCTTGCGCGAGTCGAGGCAGATGGCCGTCAGTGCGTTGGGGTCTTTCTTCGCGCACCGGGTGACGGCGTCGAGCGTGGCGCTGAATGCGACCGATAGCGGCCCGTTTTCGTTAGCTCTCCAAGCGGGATGGAACAGCGACGAAAGGTCTATCAGCACCACGCGCTGCTTCGTTTCGACGGCTGCGGCGGTCATTTTCCAGTCCTTTGCTTTTCGATCAGTCCAGCGATATCGGGCGGCGTCCATCCCTCGGGCTTCGCTATTTTGGCGAGTCCCGGGATTCGCACCTTGGCCATGTTGGCGTCCGTAATGGCCTGAAACAGTGGCGCAGCGTCGATGCCGAGCCGAACGAGACCGCCGAGGGCATAGAACAGGTCGTCCAGGTAGCCGTCGGCCAGGTCCGCAATGTTCCTGCGCCGAATCGCCGTCTCGATTTCGCTGTGCTCGCTGTCCATCCATTCGAGCCGCAACGTGTGCTCGTCCCAATCAACTTGATCCTCGGTCAGCGGCGTTGACGGTTGCGGGCCGAAGAACTTTTCTTGAAACGCGCGGACTAGGGCTTGTGCGTCGGAGATGGTCATTACCAGAACTTTCGAATGAAGTGATAAGCAACCCAAACGATTCCGGCCACAATGCCGACGTTGAACATGATGACTAACGGCGCAGTTATGGCCGCAATACCGAACACCGTTCTCTGCCGGCGCTCAATATTGCGGTGAATCTCGCGCATGTTCATCATTGGAGCATCCTTGAATGGGTCATGGTTTTTGAATAGCATTTTCATCCTTTCGTCATTTCAACCAAGTGCCGCCAACAGAAATCCCGCCATCTCGAAATCAGCGCGCCGAATCCGCAACGAATGAGCTTGATGGGCCGCGGGTCGCGATTGCGAATTGTGGGGCAGTTCACGGCTTCACCCCATCGCGCCACATGAGCCGGCGCGCGAGCCGATTGCGCAATGCTTCGACACTGTCCCCGTCGTGATATCGGCAGGCCGATGGGTCATCGGGGTATCGGTTCACCGGCGCTGCGTCGCAGAGCTTGCAGCCTTGGCGCTTCCCGCCGATCACCCCCTTGGCGTACCGATCGCGGCGCGCGAAGATCAGGCGCATGGCCGCAGCGCGATAGGCGTTTCCGCGCCCCTGCATGTGACGAACCCGGATACGCCGCACCGTCTCGAAGTAGGTTCCATCTTCGTCGCCGACGAATTCCTGGCCGTCGTACTCCCACTCAATACGCCAGGACGTACGGACGACTTTCGTCACCTTCACGCGCGAAGGTGACCCAATCGGAGCCTTTGTCATCGCCCCACCAAATGACTCAGCTCCCACGCAACCTTGCCGTACCACCCCGCGACGCCAGCCAGGACCAGCGACACCAGGAACGCCGTGCCGATCGAAACCAGCGCGATGCGACCGGCGCGATTGAGGATGTGGTGCACGTCCATGTGGTGCGACCAGCACATCCCAATCGCCGAGCGCGAGCACCAGAAGCAACGGCGCCGCATGAACCAGCCGATCATTGCTGCACCTCGAATTTGAACGGCCCGAACCGATCATTGAGCCAGAACTCACCCGTCGTTCGATCGACCCTAGAGACGAAGTCGCCGACGCGCGGCGAGCCGTTCTCGCGCTTCAGTTCCTTGATGACGTGGGACATGGCAGCCGAGCAGGTGTCTGCCGTCGCGGGCTGAACAATCTCGGCCATTGCGTGTGCGTAGCCGTCGGTGGCTACGATCTTCGCCGTCCCGTCGTTCATCGTGAGCAGCCATGCCTCGACGCCGCCGGGCAGGTACTTGTCTGGCATCTTCTTCGGGAGTCTCACGTTCGCACCACCGCTCGCGACCCGTTGCACTTGTCGCAGACCTCGCCGCTCTCGTACCTCAGCTCCTCGTCGCACTCGGTACACCGTGGTGGTCGCGGATCGCACCCGTCGCAGCTGCAGCCGTAGCCGTGCTGCAACTCGTACCACTCGTCCCAGCCGCTCACGACGCCCCCAGTGCGCCAAGCGCCTTGAGCGCCCGTTCGGCATAGCGGCTAGCAGTGCGCGGCGCGCCAGCCCGCGCCGCCGACAAACACGCCTGCGTCGCCTGTATCGCGCGGCGCCTGCGGTCCTCAAGGTCCAGGATGGTCGCCTCCATCAGGGCGCGATCGAAGAAGTCCGAATCAATCGGCTTGCCAGGGGCCTTCGTCGCTTCGAACTCGCGCGCTTCCCGTGAGCCTGGCGCGATGTACGACTCACAGGACGACTCGGGCATCGCATGCAGGACACAGGTGATGCCGCAGCGTGCGCAGAAGGGATTGTGACGGGGTTTCGAGTTCATTGTTGGCCTCATCAGGCGCCGAGTTACGGCGCGACCGGCCGAAGCCGGTTTCGGCCTTACGCAGCCTTGATCTCGACCGGCGTACCCAGCGCGGTCATGCGTGCCGCGCACATCTCCGCGATGGCCGTGCGCGAGTCGCCGAGAGCGCGAAACTCGGCCATGTCCATCTTGCGGCCCGGGCCGCCGTCGAACTCGCCCTCGAAGTACGCCTTGATCGCCGAAACACTGTTCATCTCCATCGAAGCCTCCATAAGTGAACACTAGCAACTGTTCACACCGCTAGCAAGCGGAAAAGTGAACACTCGCCACTTTTCTTAGGAGAGACCGCCCGGCCAGTGCTTCGAGTCGGCCGGCCAGCCGGTCAGCTCTTCGATCTCTTCGGCCCGGTCACGCGGAATAGGCCGCGGGTTATCGGCTCGGCGCTGCATGGAAAGCAGAGACACGCTACACTTCAGCCGCTTGGCCAGACTGCGCAGCGTGAACCCCTTAGGCTTGACCGACCTGATAACCTCGATGAATGGGTCAGCCGACCGGCCTTTACTGATGGCGATGCGAGATTCGAGTTGCATCTGTTCACTACGAGTGTTAACACTTGAACGGTGAACAGGCAAGCGATGTTCTTCCGCGACCGCCTCGAAAAGCTCGGCCTGCGCCTTGAGCAAAGCCTCCAGCGCAGCATCTTCGGCCTTCAGCATCGCGGCGGCTTTGTCGCGACGGGCAGTGGCGCGGGCAACCTCTTTATCGAGCGGACGACGGGGCACGTCGGGAAGGTAGCATGATCAGCCTGGACGCGATGCCGATACAGCTAGGAAGCCGAGAGGAGTTCGCCTGGGTGAGCCCGGAGGATTGGCTTCTCGTTAATACGTGCGGCTGGCGACGCCGCATAAGCGGCCTTCGGGTCTACGCCGCCAGCCACCATCGCCGCTGCGGCCATGGACGCCACGAAGGCGACCTGCATCGTTTTGTCGGTGCTCTTATGGGTATGTCCGGCGCTCGCATCATGGATCATCGCGACGGCAATGGCCTGAACAATACCAGGCAGAATCTTCGCTCCGCCACCAGGGCGCAAAACAACTCCAATCGAAGACCCAATCTATCAAACCGTGTCGGCCTTAAGGGCGTTAGGCGCTGTGGCCTTAGGTTTCTGGCTCAGATAACAGTCTCAAAAAGGAATCGCTATCTAGGCCTTTTTGTTACGGCCGAAGCAGCTGCCAGGGTTTACGACGCATGGGCCAAAGCCGCGTTCGGCGAGTTCGCATGGATCAACTACCCGGAGGGAATCAATGGACAAGGTTAATGACGTCCCCGCAGCCGCCCCGCTCGCGGCCGACAGGACGAAGTGCCGTTGGTACTGCGGTATGACGATGAACGCCATTTATGAGGACGACCGCCAGGTAATCCTGGGCGAGAAGTTCCATGCTTACGATCCGCGCACGAACGCCGACCAGCGTTGGTGCTCTGCCGCCTGCCGTGACGCCCGCCTCCCTCCCCTCGCGGCGCAGTCGGCCGAGACCGCTCATGATGAATGTTGCGAACCTGGATGTTCTACTAGCTGCCCGGCGCGTAAGCCCGCCCCGCAACCCGCCCCGGCGTGCGCGCATGGATGCAGTGACACACAGGCGAACACGGCGTGCCCGACGCACGGCAAGCCCGCCCCGGCGAAGCCTATGCAGCTCCCGCCACAGCGCACCGATTGCGCTGACTGCGGAGGCCCACATGCGGCAGCGGCGTGTCCTGGACGTCCTGCGGTCCCGTCGTGCATGCGCCCAGGCCTCGGATACGTCGAATGCGACGGCATCGTCAACGGCGGTCTCTGTGAGTCGCACGCGATGCTGTCGCGGATGTCGGTCGGCAAGCCTGCACGCGTTGAAGGACTGCGCCGACTCGGTCACATCGCCGGCATGCACGACGACGACCTAATTGGAGGTGCGCGGTGAGCGACAACGACGTTTGCGGCAAGCCGCTGTGCCGTCAGATTCGACGGGCGCACGTCTGGACGAATCACACCATCGCCCACGCCTTCGTCGAACCCGTCCCCGCGCCCCAACCGCCAGCCGACGCGACGAGTCCTAACGACAAATGCGCCGGGACATGTGTCGACGGCGGTCTCTGTGGCTACGTCAGGCGCGCTCACGGGAAGGAGCTGGGACAAATCGGTCATCGCTTCGTCGAGCCCAAGCCAGACGACCCACCCGTCACGGGCGATGGGGATGCGGCTGAGTTAGATCGACTGGTTGAGGATGCGGTCATGTCGATGAACGTGAGGCCATATCATTCGACAAGGCAGGCGATGGACAATCTCGCATACGAAGCCTACGCCGCCGGTATCGCCCGAGGGCGCGCTCTCGGGGCGAGGGAAGAAAGGGCCGACATCATCCGCGATGCACATGAGTCGCACTGCTATTGCTGCCCGGGACGGCCGAGGTGTCCAATCTGCGAATTCGCCGACGCCATCGCCCGTCGCGCAGGGAGGGGAACGCCATGAACGATGCGAAGATCAACGCACTGGCCGAGGAATGGTCAGAGCGAAGCATTGAAGTGGGAGACGGCATAACGACGCAGCGAAGGATTCGCGCTGCCCTTCGCGAACTAGCCTACGACCACGACACGGAGATACTGGCGCTGCGCCGTCTCGTCGAGGAAGCGAAGGGCGAACGGGACCGGCTCAAGTCACTGCTGGAGTTTTCGGCAGGGCTACTGAAGGCCAAAGGTACCGAAATCGACCGGCTCAAGGGCGAGCTGGCCGAGGCGCGGCGGCTGCTGATGACTGCGCCGCTTAACGTTCATGCCGATAGCTTACTTGCGTGGATGAAGGCGCGCACAAAGCATCTCGCCGCCCCGCCAGCCGAGCAGGTGCAGCCGACGAAACGCGAGTTGGACGTTTGCGCACGTCCAAATTGCAGGCAACCTCGGCACTGCGACATCCACGACCCCGAACGGGGCAGTCACATGTTTCTTGAGCCGAAGGTCGCAACCGAGGATTGCGACACGTGCATCGGTCCCGGCGAGTTGTGCGACGAGCACGAGGAGGAAGAGGACCGCGAAGAGGCAGCCGAGCAGGCGCAGGGGGAGGGGGCGCTCACGCTCGAAATGCTAGACGAGGCTCTACGGGATCATATCAACGATGAATATGACCGATCGACCGCGCTCGCCAAGCGGGTGGAGGGGCACGAATTCGAAGCCGACGCGCACGGCATACGCGAGTCGATTGACGCGCTAGAGGGCAGGCTGCGCGATTTCGTTGTGGCCGAAGTGCGGCGCGCTATGTCGCCGCCTTCGTTCGGCCTGACCAAGGAGCAATTCAAGCCGCCCGTGCCCACGCATGCGTTCGTTGTACCGACAGGCCAGACGTCGGGTTATCTGCTCTGCGCGTCCGAGGGCTGCGGCAAGAGGTCTGTCGATTCTGTTCATTCGATATCCGCAGCACCATCCCCGCCCGAGGCCACCGGGCCTGGACATGCGTTTCACTGTCTCTGGTATCAGCAGGGCAAGCACAAAGAGGGACCCTGTGACGACAATTGCCCATGTTGGGTATGCGGCTACTTGCGTGGTCGTCACACCGTCCCCTGTTCTAACCGGGAGGCTTCTATGTCGCCCGCTCTCGAAAACCCCACGGAAAAAAAGCAACCGCCGGTCACTGGGCATGCGTTCGTGCGCGACCTCGACGGCAGATGTGATAAGCGGCGCGGTGACTACTATCGATGCGGAGAAAAGGCCGACGACCCCATCCACGCCGTCCCGCCCATCACGGAGGGGCGCAAGTGATGTTCGCGTCGGTCTGCTACGCCTGGCATCTCGATAATGGCTGGAACGTCGTCCATGTTGGACTGCGACAGCATCAAGGGCTGGCCTACATGGCGTTTTGGCGAAGATGGAACGGAGGGCGCAAGTGAGCGACGTGACGGCCGAGGAGATTGAGCGGGAGCGCGACGCCGCGCACGCGATGGTGACCGAGGCGTATCGGATATTCGGATGGGGAATCCAGGAGCTTGCGGTCATGCAGGAATCCATCGCCACCGCCCTTGCCGTTCGCGCTCGAGAGGCGCGACGGGAGGCGCTGAAGGAGGCGCGGACGGCCGTCGATGGCGAGCAGTTGCACGAGATTGTCGATAATGAATGCGACCGCGGCTATCGAAACGCCATCGATGACGCCTGTGGAGCCATTCGCGCGCTCATGGGGCCGGAGACGTGAGCAACCACTCGACAAAGCGCGACGCGAATCAAGCCGAAATCGTGGCTGCCCTGTTCGCCGCGGGGTGTTCCGTTCAGGACTTGCACGCGGTGGGCGGTGGATGTCCGGACTTGCTGGTGGGTCGCCTGGCAGATGGCGGGTTTCGCCGTTGCTATCTGCTCGAGATTAAGATGCCGAAAAACAAGGCCGGCGAGCCGAAGCCGCTGACCCCGGACCAGGTCAACTGGCATTGGATGTGGCGCGGTCAGGCCGCTATCGTGACGACGCCCGAGGAAGCGTTGCGCGCGGTGGGACTGCTACCGTAATGGATCAGGGGCACGTATAGACCGCCATCCCCCACGGCCCTGACAGCCCATACTCGTCCGGCTCGGCCCAGCAATCGACAGGCACGCCGGTGGCGCCCGAGACGACCAGCTTCAGCGGCGACCCGTAGGGCAGGCCCGGCTTGACGATGCCATCGCCGATGATGAATGTGGGAAAGTCCGTCGGTTGCCCGGTGTAGTCGTAGGGCGTGTGCGTGCCGGTGCAGTAGTGGATCACAGAGTACCCCGACAAAATCGGGCACTGAGGGTAGTAGCCGACAATGATTGCCGCGGGAGTCCACGTCAGGTGCGTCGGGTTGTTGCCGTCGCTCGAGATGTAGACTTGCGCCGGGCTCTGACCCTGGCAGGGCGCGTAGGTCGGCCCCGTCGGCGTGTGGCTGCACGCGAAGGCGAAAGAGCCCTGTAGCGGCGAAACACTGAACCAGCGCGCCGAGAACGTCGGGACGATGGTCCGGCCGATATGTCCCGTACCGGTATTGACGTCTCCGCGCCAGCGCTCGCGGTGGGAGAAATCCTCGCTGGCTACGTCCAGGTATCCCCAGCTCGGGATCGGATTGGTCACCAAGAAAGGGCCATGGCCGCTCTCGTCGGTTGTGACGAAGTCGGCGGCATGGGCGGCGCCGCATGCAGCAAGGGCGATAAACAGGGCCAAAAAGAAGACGATGCGTCGAGACATGAGCGGCTCCTTGTGTCAAGGCCCGCGCGCGCGTCATCGTCGGCCCAGCCGACTGCATCCCGTTCGCGCGGGACGTGGTTGGTAGGCTCCGCTCGGCGTTGATAGCGCCGGGCGGGGCCGTTACTTCATGGGTGCGCGGCTCGCCACGCCTTGAGGTTGGCCACGACAGGGCTGTACGCGTCCGCCGTGAGCGCCAGCGTCGTTTCGCCAGCCTTTGACTGCAGCGCCCCAATAGCGTCGTCTGCGCCTTGCTGGAGCACGCACAGCGCGAATCCGAGCGCATCGATGGCGGCCAGCGCTTCGGCCTGCACCGGGTGAGATGCAGCCTCTACGATGGCCATCTCTTGCGCCGTGGTCGGCTTGCATGCATCGGCGACGGACACGACGTGCGCGCAGCCGTGCATCATGAGCGCGGCGATGAACGCCGCGACGACGGCAGCCACGATCATGAGAATCTTGAGAAGTCGCGTCATGGTGCTCCTTTTACTTCGGGCCTGCGAATCGGATCAGCTCCACTAGCCCGGCCCCTTGCTTGATGAGCTCTGCGAGGTCGTCCGCGAGACATGTCGCAAAATATTCTCTGTCAGAGTCTGTAAGTTGCTCGAGCAGTGGAACAGCCCGGCTAACGTGCGCTGCGCCAATTGCAAATTGAACGGCGGCGCTGGCTCTAATTCCGGCGGGCGTACCAGGGTCAGTGGGTTCGTCACGGTCATCTCCGTAGTGCGACATGATGAATCACGGCGCCTTGTCCTTTGGTGTCTCGGCGCGGCTCTGCATTGCGTTCCCGCCAGCAATCCCGGCGATGGCCAGCGCGAAGCCCACCACCTTATCCAGCGAGCCCTGACACGTGGTGCTGACCTCGCACGCCATGACCACCGCCGCGGCGATTGCGATCAGTGCTACGTGCTTCCATGTCATCGGGTGTACCTAGAACCCTAGCGCTCCCCGGATGCCGCCGAAGACCTTGGCCGCGCCAAAGTCGTTCGGGTGCAATGCGTTCGCGGCGGGCGTCTCCTGATAGTCGGTGTTCACATTCAGGCCCATCGACGTCCCGTCGAGCGTGATGATCTTCGTACTGGCCACTGCGGCAATCGCAGCCGTGATTTGCGCGCGGTACTGACCCAGCGTCGTCGCGCCCGTCTCGGTCCCTCTCGTGAGCGGCGTAACCACAAGTAGCTTGTTCAGGTTCGCCATCGCGACCATGAGGGCAAATTGGGTCGTCAGCTGCGCCGTCAGGGACGGCAATTGACCGCCGTAATCGTTGGTGCCCAGCAGGATGCAAATGTCGAAGGTGGCCGCGCCAGCAACGTGACGAGCGAAGCGAGAGATAAGCGATACGTTGTCGGACCACATCGTATATGTGGCGCTTCCCATGGCCTCGACGGTCACGCGACCCGGATAGTACGTGCGGAGAAGGCCGAGAATATCGGTCACGCCCAGTGGCGACGTCCCGGTATTGGCCGGGATGATCGAATCGCCGAAATAGATCATCTTGCGGGCTGCAACGATCTTGGCCAGCTTGATGTTCGTCCCGGCGATTCCCAGGATGCTGCCCGTACTGACCATCGCGGCACCACTGAGGCCGCCTTGGCCTCCTTGAATCTCGACGACGTGATCTCCGGCCGACATGCCCAAGAACGTGTACCAGGCGACGACGCTCGCGGTCGGCGTGATCTTGCCGGCGTAAACTCCATCGACAAAGACCGGACAGTCATTGAAATTGGCGACACCGGCAATCACCGAATCGCGCGCAATTCGCACCTGGAACGACGTCCCAGAGCAGGTGAACCGCAGACGCGGACATTCGGTGCCGCAACAGAATCGGTCCGTGCCGACGACGGTAGTTGTCGCACTGGTCGGGACCAGCGTGTTTCCAATGCCGTCGGTGAAATCAGCGGGCTGAATCGGGATGTAGTTTGTCATTTATCCACTCACCGGCCAGATTGCAGAGCACCACGACACATCAGATTGCGTTCCGGCTAGGACGATGCGAACGCAGCCGAGCAGATTGCTGAACGGATTAGCGTTGGGCAGCGACACCGGGGCCTCGCCATCAATGGAGAATTTGTAGAACCCGCTGGCATCGGCGAACACATAGCCAACGTGCCAGGCGCCGTCGAGTTGCACCGTCGATGGCAAATTGTCGACACCAACACCACCTCCGGCGTTTGTCTTGTACCCCTGGTAAAAACGGCTGTTGGTGCCGTGCTCGAAACCGCAGTAGACGCCCTTCGGCGCTGCCCCGGTTGACGTCGGGTCCGACATGCCGAAGAGGCAATAGCCGCCGCCGTCGGTGATCATACGGAACTTGCAAGCCACGCCCCACGGCATGACCTGATCGAGCATCGCCGTTCGTGGGTTTTGATTGCTGAACGTGCCGGCCAGATTGATTACATAGCCGCGCAGGAGCGAATCGGTCCCGTTGCTGCGGATGAAGGAGTTGCCGTCATATTCGGCGACTACGCGCGGGATTGCGGCATTGTTCGCGCCCGCCGCAGTCATGTTCTCTTCCGTCCAGCCGGCGAGGCTGTCGAAGTTGTGGACGAAGTTCTGCGAGCGGATCGAATCGAGTCCGGTCAGCGCATAGAGCTTGGCAAGCGATGCCTGAGCCTGGGTCGGGCTGCCTGCGTCGATGATTTGGGGCGGCCCGCCGTCCACGCTCTGGGCTAGACCAAGCGCGCCTCTAGACACGCGAACGCTACCCTGTGGGCCGACGATGCCGGCTCCCGGTCCGGTGTTGAAGTCGATGAAATCAACGGGGCACATCAGTCGTTTCCTTTCCGCGTGACGCCGATGTTCAGGCCCGTCGCGCTTCCGCCAGCCGAACGCGTCGAGCGCATCCGCATCCACTTCGCCGCGGGCAACTTGCTGCAGTTGGTGGACTCGGCGATGCTGAATGTGAAGACGTGATTGACGACGGTGGCGGCCGGGGTCGCCAAGGTCTGTTCAGCCGACGGGAGGATCACCAACGCAATCTGCGCGGCGCTGGGTGCAATCTTGTTCGGGTCCAGCTCCGCCGACAGGCTCGTGACCTCCCAAACGTAGGTCCCGGTAACGCTGTCCGAGGAGACGTGCCAGCCAACTTCGGTCATCCCCTCGATGTAGACCCAGGGATAGCTTGCCGCGGCGGCGGCGCTGTTTCCGCCGTTGACGTAGTGCGGATTGGTTGACTGCATCAGGAAGCCTTTCGTTGTCGCACGGAGATTTCGCGTCTATCGGCGGGAGTTGCGCCGGTGTCCTGGTCGTCCTTGCCGCCCGACGGCTTGCCCTGCGATGCCGGCTGTTGCGGCGGCTCCTGGTAGGCTTTCGCCGCCGGCTCGCCGAAGAGAATTGACAGCGTCTGCTCGGCCCATTGGGCATAGGGCGGCGGCGTCTGCGCCATCTCGAGGCGAGCGCCCGCGGCGAGCTCGCCGTATGCCTGCGGCGCTGTGACGGCGAGACATTCGGCCTCGCCAGGGTCGAGGGTGCCCGAGCGGATCAGCGCTTGGCCGCGACCAGCAGGGTCGAGCGCAACGGCATAGAGCCGATCAATGCGCGCCTGGTCCGGGTCTGACAGGGGCAACGGCTGGCCCCATTTGTCGAGCTGGACACGCGGGCAGACGGTACGCAGGAAGGCGAGCGCCGGGGAAGACTGGCCACGCTGTTCTGCCTCGGCAGCTGCGCCCATGAGCTCCGTCGCGTCGACAGGCGCGGGCATCGCGGGAGCGGGCGCAGGAGGCGCCAGCAACCAGCTTTGTCCGGGATTCAGCGGTGCGAGCCGCCGATCTGCTTGTGAGCCGTCTTATTCACCGGTGATTGCCTTTTTGACCGCCGCGTGGGCCGCTGCCCTGTTACCAACGATATGATACACGGACGTTTGCGGCACACCAGCATCAATGGCCTTTTGGATCAAGTCCGGTGTCACTGTCCCGGTCTTTGCCGCAACCCGTAAATCCCCCATGATTTCGATCGATGCCTTGAGCTTGTCTTCGAGGCTCATCGGGTTCTGAACGGGCGCATGGGGAGCCGCAGTTTGCCTGAACGGCGCATTGGCCTCGAGGTCGGCAACCTTCTGCTCGGCCACCTTTTGGATTGGAACATACTTTTCCGGTACCGTTACCTCCTCAGCAACAGGAGTCGGAACCGCCGCAGCTTCTCCGGCCGCCGCGCGCATCGCCGCCATTCGGGCCATGTGGCGTTCCGCCAGCCGCTGAGCAAGGCTGTTCACGCCTTTGTTGATGACGCCGCGGGCCTGGCTACCCGCCAGCGCACCGGCAGCGGCGCCAACGGGTCCGCCGACCCTGTGCCCGACAACGCCACCGACCGCAGTCCCGACCGCGTCGGCGACCTTGGACATTGCGCCCGGTGCCTTCGTCGGCGCTGTCACATGCTCGAGCGCAGCTTCGCCGAGAGACGTATCGGCAGACCTGACGGCTCCGGGAACGCCAGGGAGCGCGCCTAGGGCGGCGCCTGCGACAGGATGGTCAGGACTCGCTGCGGCTCCGCCGATTGCCCGTGAGAGTAGCGGGCCCGCGATCGGCGCGAGGACCTTGGCCAACCCGCCGGCCGGCAGACCCTGCACGATAGACCCAGCGAGCGGGTCGTTCTTGATCGGGTCTTCGCGTTGCGCCCGAGCGTCGATGGCCGCGCGGGCATCCGGGGTGGTGATCAGGTCTTGTCGTCCCTGTGCCGTGCGGCGCGGGTCGCGCTTGCTGTAGTCGCTGCGCAAGTCTTCGGGCGCAACCTCGTCAGGGGCCACCGCTGGCCGCATGCTGCTCGTATCGCGTTGCGCGCGCGCCTGCGGTCCCATGTCTACCTTGGGCGTCCCGGTGTCGCCCTGCAGGAGCGCAATGACCTGCTTGTCTTCGTCGGTCATCGCAAATCTTCCTGTGAAATGCCGAATTTCTTCATGGTCAAGTCGCGCAATCCCGGACTGACCTTCCCTGACCTCAGAAGCTGGATAGCCTGCAGCTTCGGCGTACCCGGCTGCGCGGTAGCCGTGATTTCGGCTGGCGACTTCTGCGGAACGAACGGCGGCGGCTGCGTGGGAGCGGGAGCGGGAGCGGCGGGCGCGGGCGGCTTGCCGCGCGTCCCGGCGCTGTCCTTTTCGATCTCCGCGGGAGGGACGCCAGCTAGCGCCAGATGCTCCTTGCGCATGTCCATCATTTCGTGGCGCGTCTCTTCGATCTTCGAGCGCCAAGCGTCCCACGCCTGTTTCGGCGCGACGAACGAAGGAGGATCGGGAATCGCGTCCGCGAGCTCCTTTGCGTTCGCCTCTCCCACGCTCTCTTTCTTAGAGGCCGCATAAGCCGAACGAAATCGCGTCATCTGACCATTGAGTCCTGCCTGCGCCTTGGCGTCGTCCGAGCCTAGGTATTTCATCCACTCGGGCGCGTGCTGCTCACCGTTCGCGGTCTTCCCGGTCACGGAATCGAGAATCTTGATAGCCCCATTGATATTGGGCAGGTTCGCTACGGCCGCATTGTGCTGGCGCATGTCGGTGCGATTCGGATCGATCGGAAAGTCGGGACCGCCCATGGTGTCGGTAAGGACCCCGGGCGTCTGCCCCGGCTTGCCCTGTGCCGATCGGAACGTCTCCGAAACCTGCTGTCCCTTGTTCGCGAAATGGCTCTCGACCTTCTTTGCGGTCGGCGCGACCACCGCGGCCATTTCGGCGTTTCGCTTTTCGCGAAGGGCCTGAATCTCTTTCGAGTTGGTGATTTCGTTGTTGTCCTTACCGAGCGCCGACATCCGCGCTGCCGCAAGCTTGATCAATCGGTCGTAGGCCGTCGCCGCTGCCTGCTTGCGATCGGCCAACATCTGCTCGCGCGCTTCGTTCGCATCCTTGAGGCCCGTGTGCGCTTGGACCACGGAATCCTTGAGCTGCGCAATGTGATCTTCCTGTTGTTTCAGGTCGCGATCGATGATGTCGCCAACGGTATTGATGTGCGGCGCGGCTTGTCCGAGACTGACCGCGGCTGATTTCTGGGCGGCATCTCCGATGGTGGCCAAACCAAGCCCCAGCCCGCGGAGAACATTCCCCCACGTGTCGCCATGGTGAAACCATCCACTCGGGTGCGTGTTGTCGAGCACCTTCTGTCGCTGCTCAATACGCGCCTTCGCCGCCGCGATATCGGTGTTCGCCTTACCCGTAGCCTCTGCATCAAGCGTCGCCTGATGCGCGGCTTCGTTGTACATGGCCAGGTCATGGCCAGCCTGGACATCGGACTGCTTGTTTTTGAGCTCCAGCTCCCGTTTTGCCGTCGCTTCCGAATCGGCCAGATTCAGATCGCGATGCGTCTCCACCTCGCGCTGCTCGGGGCTGAGGACAGTCGTTGTCGTTCCGCCCGACGTTTCGGTCTGCGGTGCTTCGACGCGCTTCTCGTATTCGGGAAGCGGAACGCCGATGTATGTGGGGTCGCCTTCAGCCATTTATGCCGCCGCTGCCGGTCCCGCCGCGCTCGCCGCCGAGCTTCCTGACCCAGAGGCCAAGCCGCCGAAGAACTGCTGATTCGCCGCGCCGTACTTCTGTTGATTCTGCGCATTCGCCTCGGCGCCGCCCATGAGCGCCTGCAGCGCCTTCTGCTGTTCATCGGTCAGACCGAGATAGAACGCGTTGTTCGCCTGCTGTTGCTGAAGGTTCGCGGCCTGGTTCGCCTCGGCCTCCTGGACCGTCTGTCCGCGCGTCTGGGTCGCCAGGTCGCCATAGGCTCCGCGCGCCGTGGCCATCTCCTGCGCTCGCAGCGCGCCCGCGCCCGCCGAATTATTGAGCGCGACCTGTTGCGCGCCATTTAGGCCAGCGCGCTGCGACATGCCGGGGTTTTCGCCCTGCGTGGTAGCGGCCAGCGCGAGCTGAGACGCCATGCCCTCGTCAGTGCCCTTGCGGTAGAGGTTTTCCGCTGCGCTGGGTGTCTTGCCCTCGGCCGCATCCTTGTCGAGGCCAAGGGCGAAGTTCTGATTGTTCAGTCCGTTCGGATCGGCGTACTGGGTTTGCGTGTCTGTCGCGGGGGCATGCCGCGCGCCGCCCCAGACCGATCGCCCGGCAGACTTCACGTCAGTCAGATTCCCGGTCGGCTGCGGAGCGCTGCCCTCTACGACCCTCGGCGCCGACGTCGGGGTGAAGCCCGATCGCTGGTCACCCAGGCCAGTCGCGAAATCAGTGGTCGCAACGCCCGCCGGTGACTTGTTCGGGTCGGGTGGCGCCTTCGGGAGAATCTTTCCGATGGTGTCGTCGTAAAGCGTGTCGTACCAATGGCCCATTACGTCCACCTTTCCGCGGTCGTAAGCTTCTGTGGCCCGCGCTTGATGCCGACGACGGCCGCCCATTGCTCGAGACGAAACGTTGTGTTCCCCGACGGCAACGTGAGTTGCAAGCGGAACGCGGTGCACTTCTGGTTACGCGGCGCGAACTCGGCGCGCACCGTTGACGCGACGTCGGTAATCGGGGCCGACGGTGAGCCGTGCTCACTAACGGGCGAGATGGCCCCCGTTTCGTCGAAGTTCCAGAGGACCGTCATGGTTGGCGTGATACTACCACCGCCGGAAATGGTTGCGCCAAGCGCGCGCGCGCGCCGCAAGCGAAATCGACCTTGCGGGCCGGCGGATTGAATCCAGGCAGAACCAATTGACGGTACGAATGCTACTCCGCCATCGTCAACGGAAGTCGAGTCGCCCTCAAATGACATCGTTCCGGCGTTCGTGTAACGGATTTCGATGCCGTTGGCAGACATTCGGGAGATGGCAAAGCCGGTGCTACTGACCCCCGTCCCGGCTCCCTTGTCCACGTACCAGATTTTCTGCTGCCGGTAGTAGACCAGGGTGATCATCTGACCACCGAACGACGTCATGCCGATGAATCGCACCTCGTTCGTCTTCGACGAGAAAACGCCGCTCAAAATCGGATACTGGAACCCGCCGAGGTCAGGCTGGTTGAGAAATACGTCTACGCCCGCACCCACGAAGTCGATTTGACCGCTTCGGTCAACACGCTGGAACCCGCGAGCGCTCACAAAGAAGGCTTCGGCGCCCGTGGACACTACCGGAGTGCCGACCAGAGAGCCGACATCGGAATCGATGCGCGTAACCGTGATGGACGAGCCGCCGCCGAGGTTGTCGGGTCCGTCGCCCGCCACGGCGTACACCGCGCCTAGCTTGTGCACCATGAGCTTGTCATCGAGCGCATAGAGCGCCGTCGGAGCGCCCTTCTCGTCGGCCAGCGGGATCACCCAGGGAGTGACGCCCGTAAACTCGGGCTGCAGCCCCCTTTGGAGAGGCTTCGACATCCACAGATTAGGGAAGTCGCGCTCGATGCCCCAGAAGCGGTTTCCGAAGATGGCCGTATGGGAGAAAGCCGGCGTGATAGTCGCGGGCACCTCGCCAAAGTAGAAATCGCCGGTAGCAAGCGTCACGTCGGAGACCTGGTCCAGGAACGTGAACGACGTCAGGGCCGACGCCTTGCCGGTGCGCGCGTTCACCAGCTGGAACACGCTCCCGTTGGCCTTGGTGCGGTAAATCTTGACGGTGACAATGCGGTTCAGGAGCTCTAGGCCCGAGATGACCACCGCGACCGAAATCTGATTCTGGCCACCGGTCAGGACCGTGACCGTCGGCGTGCTCGGCGGACTGCGCCAAACGTCGCCATTTTCGTTGGGCACCTCGACTACGACTTGATGCCCATAGGTTGACGTCACGGTCAAGGCTCCGCCAACGCCAGGAGTCGTAACCGGCTTGATCGGAATCGCCGAAAGCCCATGGCCCACGAGCTGCGCTCCGGCACAGGTCAGGAGCTGCCCAGCCGGCAGAAACGATGCCGAATTCGTCGAGATACCTACGCCTAGGTTCTGCGTGTTGAAGTCGAACGTGTTCAGGTACGTGACCGTCCAGCGGTCAATCGCGAACTGACTCGCATCCGCGCCGGCCGCCACGCCATAACGACCCTTTCGCAGCAGGCCGCACGTATAGATTCCGGCGCCCTGCACGTGCACCAGATGGCCCGGGGTGACCGCGCCGGCTGCTGGGCCTGCCTGGAGAGGCAGCAAGCGCGCCTGCGGCTCAGGGAACGCATTGACGCCAACGTTGGAGCCGGTGGCGAATGGTATCGCCATCTCGAAGTAAGAATCCTGCGGGTCGGTTACCGCATTGGCGTGGATGCCGGCCAGGAAATGCATGGCGTCAGTGCCGGCGTCTCTCCAGGCCACGCTATCGATCGAATACGGGCCCGTGGCGACCAGCTGCATGCGTGCCCCGACCACGCCAGCAACCTTTTTGACCGAGGCCAGCGCGCCACCGCCACCGGAATAAACAATCATCCAGTCGGTGCTGGAATAGGCGCAGCCCGTGACCTGATTCGACGAAACCGGGTCGGCCATCTCTGCGGTTAGGAAGGCCCCCGCCGAGCTCACCCGGACGACCGTGGTTTGCGGGAGCGTGCTTGAAAATGCGATGAACCTGACGCCGCTATTGGTCGGGTCAGGCATCAGAGACAGCGCCACATCAGGGTTGAAGCCGGCCGGGGCCGTGAACACGGTATTGGCGCCAGACGTCGCATCGAACTCGATGAACTTGCAATCGGGAACGTTCGACCTATAGACGACAGTGACAGTCGCGCCGCCGTAGTAGTAGGCGTCCATGAAATGGATGGCATTGACCGTCCCGGGCTGTGTCGCGCTGTGAACCACGAGAGCACCCGTGGTTCCGTCCCAGCCGTGGACGTTGACGACGTTCGTGGACGTCTCGACGTAGATCAACCACAGGCGATTCCCGGCAGTGATGCAGCGCGGACGGATGCCCGTCGCCGATACCAAGCCAGTCGGGAACGTGGCCGAATTCGGGAACGTCGTCCCGTCCGCCTTGTTCTGAATCCGGTAGAACAGACCGAGGCTAGCGCCCACGGTCCCCGCCCAAGCGGTCAGCGAATACACCGACCCTTCGCAGTAGTCCACCTGGACGGGCGCATCGACGGCAGCCACCGGCGAGCGCGACCAGACCATCGGCGTTGTCTGGCCGCATGACGTCGCGTCCATGCGTTGCCAGCGGCTCGAGGTGGCGCCTGACTGATAGAGCAGCGCGGCCGGCGACACGCCGACTTCGTTGGTCATCGCGATACGGCCGCCGTTAGGCAAGCCGATTTCGCGCACCGGGAATGAAGGGATGTCATCGATCGCGTTGTGGGTGTTGCCGTTGCGCGCGCGCCATTCGTTGTCGCGCTCCTGGCGAACATTCTCCAGCTTGATGAACGAGCCCGGAGCCACTGCGAGCGGGGATTTCTTCGTCTCGATGCCGCCGGTCAGCGGCCACGAGATGGGAGACCATTCGACGCCCATTAGAATGACCCCTTGCGCCAGCGCCCCGGCTTCCCGCCAAGCGAAAGCGGCTGAATCGTCGCCGCGTCATCGTCGGCGAGCGTTGACGTCGCATCCCAGACGTAGACGCCTTCGCCACCGTCGAGCGGTCCCGTACGGCCCGCGACGATGCAGGCACGCGGACCGAGTTGGCCGGCGTAGTCGCCGACCTGGTTGCGCAAGGAGCGATGGTCCTGGACTGTGATCGCCTTGAGCGCAGGAACGGTATCAGGTGTGCGCATTCCAAGGAGCGACCGAATATTGTCATAGAAATTGGCGAGAAGACCCAGCAAGGAATCCGGGTCACCGGTCGCGCCCCTGTTTGGCTTTTGGAGCTGCGCCATCAGAACGTCGGCCAGTTGGTGCGTGAACGCCGCGAGCCGCGGACGTCTTCGACCTGGTCAGGGTCGGCGCTGCGCTGGTCGGAGGCCCACCGCATGACCTTGCCGCGTTCGCCCTTTTTGCCGTCGCCATTCGGGTCGAAGAGAGCCAGGAAGGTCGCCGCCTGCTCGTCGCTCTCTTCCTTGCCGAGAGCCTTGATCGTGGCATGGAGAATCACGTACTCCGCGAACTGGTCGAGCTCCAGGTCCAGTACCGAACCGTCGGCAGCAAGGCGCGGAGACTGCGGGATATAGATTAGGTCGTAGGCCGCTACGCTGTTCAGGAACGGCTCGATATAGAGATTGGCGTCCTGTAGGCGGTATGACTGCTCGGCCTGCATCGAGCCGGAGCGCATGCCGAGCTTATTCAGGATTTTCTGATTCGTAGTCCCCGGGTCGCGACGCACATAGCGGACTTCACGAAAGTCGGTGACAACGGACGAAAGGACGATGAAGTTCGTAGCCGTCGAAGTGATGTTGAACGCGAAAACCTTGTTGCGAAAATCCTTGTTGACTGACGTCACGTCGGCCCAGAGTGCGTCAATTCCATCGTTCACCAAGTCGTTGAACTCGGCATCGGTCAGGAACTGAGTGTTCGTCATGTCCGCCAAAACGCGGGCACGAGCGCGCAGCTGGGCCAACGTGGCCGCCATTTACTTCCCCTTGCTCTGCTTCTTCACGCAGGCAGCGACGTAATCGGAAAGCGCCGACTTGAACGCCTCCCGCTTGTCGTCCGGCACGCCGACGATGCCGGCCAACTCCGACGCGGCGTCATCTTCCACCGCGTCGTAGCTGCCCATCTCCGGCCCTTCCCCTTCGTCGCCGATGTCCGATGGTCCCTCGGAGTCGCCGGTGTCGCTGGGCTCGGATTTGCCGCTGTCACCGGTGGCCATGTCGGCCGACCCAGTCTCATCCTCGGTGTCGGGGTTGACCGGATCAGCCGCGTCCATGAACCCCGGCTTTTTCTTGCCACCGCCGCTGCCGCTCATCTTGAGCGCAACGGCGCTGGACATTCCGCCGTAGCCCACGATTACACCCCCGTCTCGGCGTCGATTTCGACGAGGAATGAGACACCGCTCGGAACCTCGGCATCGGCATAGGACGTCTGGATGAACTGGAGTTCGATCGTGCCGTCCTTATTCGAGGTGCCGTTGACGTTCGCGGTGTCGATGTCGTTGCGACGCCAGAACCACTGAAGGCCGGTGGTATTGGCGCCATAGTTCGCGGTGTCGGGACCGAGAATGGTCACGTCCGCGCCTCGCAGGTTGCGAAACAGCGACGGCAACCGGAACGTGTACCGCCCGGTTGTCGCCGCCGTCTTCACGGCCTGGTCCATGCCCGTGAATTCGCTCTTGTCCTGGCTCGAGATGGCCCCAGCGCCGCCGATGGTGACCAGCGCGCCGAAGCGAATGACCCCCTTACGCTTGGACCATCCCAACTCGGGAAGGGCCGCCTGACGATTGCCGAATTGGAACGCCATGGCTTAGGTCCAGAAAGCAACGCCGTTGTGGCAGGGAGCGTTGCACCCGACCGTTGCGTAATAGCCGGCGCGGCATTCGATCGCGTCCTCGTCGGTCATGCGCAAGATTTTGTTTCCGTCCTGGCGCAGGATGTCGGGGATTTTCGAGGACCCCGCTCCATACGCCTTCCAGCTCGGCATTTCGAGCAGGAACAAACGGTTCTTCTGGCAGTACAGGTCAGGGAAAATCGTGATGTCCCCGAACTGCGTCTTGACCTGCACGCCGTCGAAGCCGATGCCCGCGGGCCCGGTTACCGTCGCCGGCCGGTACTTCGCTTGCCCCTGGAGCAGCAAGTTCGCATAACGGGTCGGGTTGATGTAGCCCATCTTCGGCTTGCCGCCGACGCGAGCGCACTCGGCCGCCAGCTTGATCAGGGCCTCTTCCTCCGACAGGGCAGACGCATCGAGGATGGTCCCGACGAGTCGCGAATCCGTCGAGCGGTCCGGCATGCTGAAGAACGAATCTCCGCCGCCGGGCTGAGCCGTCGGCAGCCACGCATCCATGCCCGCAACGCAGGTGCGCACCGGGCTCGCGTTGTCCTGTCGATCGCCACGAGCGAAGACCGAATCCAGGACCGCGACCGCAACGCCACCGAGGGAGTTGATGTTCGCGTTCAGGGCGAGGGTCTTCGTCGAATAGTTGATGCCCAGAACGGTCAGAAACCCGCCGGCCCCCTTCAGCGCGCCCGACGACTCGGTCAGCGCGAACTGAATGTCCATGTTCTTTTCGAACAGGTACATATCCTCGAGGTCCTGAATGACGAGGTTCGCGGTCGCGACGTTGGTTGACGCATCGACAACGCCAATCTTGCCGAAGCCCGCCCGATACACCTTCGTGCAGAAGGAGTGCATCGTCGCGTCCATGATTCCGTCGACCTGGAGAACCATGTCGTCGTAGAACGTGCCGAGCTTGTCGCCAGCGGTCGCCAGCAACAGGCCGTCAATGGTCGCGCGGCCATAGTCGCGGAACCACGTCAACGTCGGCTGCGCAACGCTGGTAAAGCCAAACGTCGCGTCCTCCGACTTGGCCTTGACGACGCTGAACGTCGCAGAACGAGCCGGCGAGTTACCGATGCGCATGGGATAGGCAACGTTCTTGCCCGTCCATGCGACTTTCTTGATCATCGCGCCAAGCGGGCCCTTGGACCAGCCGACCGCGCCGAGAAAGTTGTTGTCGTAACGAATCTTGAGAGCGCCGACGAGGTTGTTGAACGAACCCCCGACGGTGGCGAGCGTGCCGAACCCGAGCGCCCCGGCGAGCGAATCGAGCGCCGCGCCCGCGATGAGCAGCAGCAGAATGAAACCGAGAACATGGGACATGACGAGACTCCGTTGGGAAAGGGGTGGACGAACCACCTGCTTTCGCGCTTTCAGAGTTTCGTCTTCGGTTTCGTCGTGTGCGCTACTACAGGACCAATCTAGAATGCACTTACCAGGCCGATTGGCAAACCTATTTCAGGCCATCATGGAATGATTGCTTCTTCTTTCCGTGCCGTTGCTCCGAATAAGCAATTGCTACTGCCTGCTTAATTGGTCGGCCTGCGTTGCGTTCGGTAGCAACGTTCTGGGAGAATGCGGCCTTTGATTTACCCGGATTCAGCGGCATTGCGTTACCTCAGGTTGAATCGCCTCTTGAGCTCGATGTCGAGCGCGTCGCGGTCGCGGGGCAATGGCTTGGGCCGCGCATCTGGGCGGGCCGCGGGGCGGCGCAGGGATGGCGGACGGGGCGGGGCTGGCGGTTCGCGCCTGGTCGTTCCGCCGTTCTTGGCTGCGATGGCCTCCGTGATTGCCGAATGGTCTGCGATGAGCTTGTCCTCGAGCACCTCGGCTGCCGCCTTGAGGTATGCCTTCTGCTTGCCGGTCGGCGAGCCGGCTTTGGTCCATTCGGCTTCGGCCAGGCCGCCGATCCATTCGGCCGCGGTCAGCGGAGCGCCGGTCTTTTCGTCATGATCGACGATGACGCCGCTTTTCATGGCGGCATGCACCACCGGCACCGATTCAATCGCCTGCGTGGCCGTGACGACGCGGCCCATGTTCTCCTGACGCTGCAGGCGGCTGATTTCCTTGTCTCGGGTGTCTCGGTCCTTTTTCAGGGCCTCGATGTCCGCATCGCGCTGCGCCTCTCGCTTCTGCTCGGGCGTCAGCTCCTCGGGCGGCTTGCCCTCCTTGCCGGCGATGAGCGATTCCAGCGCGTCGTCGCGGCGCATCCCGCGCATGGCCAGGAGCTCGCCGAGACTGGCATTCTTGAGCTTGCCTTCGAGTTCTTCGCGCCGGCTACGCTCCGCGATCAGATTCGTCTCGATGGCGCGCGTCTGCTGCTCACGCTCGAGGGCCGCTAGCGCCGCGCGGCGCCGTTCACTTCCGGTGAGCTTGGGCGCCTCTTCTTCGGCATCCGTGCCCTCGGTGGCCGCCGTTGCTTCGTCGCCTTCGGCCGTGTTGGCATCGAGATGGACGTCAGGGTCTCCCTCGGCATCGGTGCCGGCGACATTGACGTTGGTCTTCTTGCCCTTGACGGGCCGGCCGACTCCTTCGACGCTGGTCCCCTCGAGGCCCAGGCGCTGGTCGCCGGTAGGCATCCCGCCGCCGTCTTCAGCGTCGTAGTCATTCCAGGCGAGGGCTACGGGCTCAGTCTCGGCGCTGTCCTCGGCAAAGTTGGGAATGCCCTGCTTCGGTGCCGGCTTCGCGGCGACTGGCGTTGGCGCGGGTTCTGCCTTGGCAGGCGGCGGCGCGGGGGCTGGTTCTGAACTTCGGTTGGCCATGTGTTCTCTCTTTCGTCGTTGGGTTGCGTCTTACTGAACGGGACCTTGCGGCGGCGGCACCGGCGGCGCGCCGGTGGGCATCGGCGTGGCTTGCGGGACCGGCGACGTCGGCAATGGAGCGCCAGGCGGCGGCGCAGGAGGGCCGGGGAGCATCTGCTGAGCTACGCCCGGCGCAAGCTTCGTCGGGTCGATGGCGTCGATCAGCTTCGAGAGCAGCGCCATGTGGCCGATTGGATAGTTCGCCTTGCTCGACCAGGCCAACAAGTAGCGTTGCCGCGCGTAGTTGAACAGCGTCTCCGCGTTCAGGTACGGCGGCGGCGTGTTGTACTTCCCTTCTTCGAGGATGTCGTCAACGATCGATTCCATCGCATACTGCGGCGCGAGCTGCAGATCGATAATCGGCGACAGGTCGGGCACGTCGGCCGCGCGCATGGCGTCTTCACGCGTGAGCCAACCTTTATCGATCAGGAAGTTCGCGCGCTCGAGACGACCGGCGACCGTGGCGCCGAAGATGCTCGACGGGTAGACGCGAATTTCCTCGTCATAATCCTTGTTTCCCTCGTCCATCGGGAACGCGATTTCCGAGTAAGAACCGCGACGAATGGCGCGGTACTTGACCTCGGAGGCGCGGCCGTCCCGAATCAGGTCGCCCGTGAGTCGATTCCACCACTCAGTGGTTTCGACGACAGTTCCCTCCCAGAGCTGCGAGAGCAGCGCTAGGCGGTCCTGCTGCAGCTCGGTCGATTCCTGGATGGCGACGGCTGCCGTGAGCCCGGCGGGCTTGACGCCAGCGGCAATCTGCGGCGACACGCCAAGCGTCTCATAGCCGAGGCCCTTGAGGTGCTCGACGTATTGATACCACTCGGGCGAGACGGCCGTTATGGGCGCGAACACTGGCGCAGTGTTCTTGAACCTGACAATCTGGATGTCAGAATTCGTGACCTTTGTCGGCGCCGTCTCGTTTTCCTGCAGTCCGATCAACTGCATGGCCGACTTTTGGTGTGTCTCGCGGATGCGCTGATAGGAGTCGTTCAGCTCCAGCTGCAGATCGACCAGCTTTGCCACCGCGCCCACGCCCCACATTCCGATCTGACCCTCATCGAATGTGCGCAGAATCAGCGGCCAGCCGTCATACTTCCATTCGCGGTCGCTGCCCTCGACGACGTGATTGCCGCAAATCAGGATGGTTCGACCCTGTGGACCACGCTTCCATGCATGAACAATCCGCACCTGACTGCGCGGCATCGAGCCGCCGTAGACGATTCCCGACGGCGAACCAAGGGACGACTCCTTGAGCTGGTCGAGCGGAATGCGGTACATCTCGGACGCCTGCTCGATGGGCAGGTAGGTCACGTGATACGCGCAATCAGGCTTGCGATACCGAGACTCCACCTCGTCGAAGAGAAACTCCCACTCGGGATAGCGCGCGACAGTCACCTCATCGGCCGAGTCATCGACCTTCAGCACACCGCCGTCGCCGATGAGGAGGTCCCGAAACATCAGGGACGCTTCTTCCTGATATTTGTTCTTGTGCGCCCACGCGTCCGAGATGTCGGTTTTGTCGCGAGCTGCGCGGTTCACGCGATAGTCGCCGCCATTGGGCAGGAATTGCGCGCGCGGGCGAAACGAACAGATGCGATTGCGAATCGCGTTTACGATCGCATAGCAGATGTTGAAAGTGATGTCCTCGGAGTTCCAGAGCGGGTTCCGCTCGTAGCCGGACATCGAGAGCTGATACAGGTCACCCAGCGGGCGCCCCATGTAGAGCTCGGTATAAAACAGGATGTCGTTGCGCCGGGCCATCTCGAGCTGAGTGCGCTCGAGGTGATCGACGGCGGCCTGCAACGACTTGGCGACCGGCGACGAATCGACCGTATCGCCGCCCTTTGGCTCCTGAAACCATGCCTCGGGAGACGTCCCGGGCAAGTCCTCATTTGGATAGCTCAGTTCAGCGGAGACACGCTTTCCGGCTGTGGCCGCGTCGTTTCATCTTCGTCGGGCGTCGAGAGCCCGAGGGCAATCTCACGCTCTGCGATCCGTTCCTCAAGTAGGCGATGCATCAGATTCGCAACCCGATTCAAGTACGGCCCGGCATACTCGGCGAACCAGCGCTCCGGGTCGGGCCGAATCAGGTCACGCGCGCGCAGGCGAGCGCCAGCCTTGCGGGCGACGCGGTAGATTGCGACGGTGCGCTCCCAGGCGTCGACATCGGTTGGCGCGATGCCGCGATAGGTGTCACTCATCGACTTCGCGCCCTTCGTCTTCGCCATCATCGCGAACCGCTGGCGCCGAGCCCATCCACTCGCGCGGCCAGGGAGGCAGATAGCCGAAAGCGCGCATGGTCACGCCGAGATTTCTTTCGCGGGTGTGAGTGCCCGCAGGAGCACCGACGCGGCCAAAT